TAAAAGGGGCGCTAAGGGTGTCTTTGCGTAGCCGCGAGCGCAAGAAACTAAGAAAAATATTGCATGATGAGACCGCATTTTATGCCCAAACGGTACGCGATTCAATCCCAACCGTAGGCTTATTCACAGTGATGGTGGGTAAGGGAATAAGCCCCAGGCTGGCGCGACAAATCATCAATGAAATTCCGAGTCCCATTCGTCAGGTAGGACATTATCCAGCATATCCGGCGGGGGAAACAAATTCCCTGGCAGCAATCATTCATGCCCCATTCGGAATACGCAAGCCCATTAAGATTCCACGCCGGCATCCGCAATACCCGGGGTCCTAGTTGAAATGCCGACACTCTCCGCGCGCGCATGTACTTTTCCCGGATGCGCCAGGACCGATCGGCATAGACACGATAATGGAAGGCCAAGCGCCGCAGCGCGTGGTTATGGCAGCAGACATCGCAGGTGGCGATTAATGATTTTAGGCAGGCATCCGATTTGTTGCCGATGCCAAAAACTGCCATCTACAGTTGCTGACCACATTGTACCGCTTTCCAGGGGTGGAGATTGGACTCTGGAAAACGGCCAAGGACTTTGCCGCGATTGCCACGCGGAGAAGACTAGAAAAGAATCATGCGGGGACGCAAACCAAAACCACTAGCGATAAGAAGAATGGAGGGCAACCCAGGACGCCGTCCAATACCATCGGACAGCCCGGAACCTCCAGCCCTAGTTCCCAATTGCCCGAACCACGTTCAAGGCGAAGCGCGCAAGGAATGGCGACGAATCAGCGGGGAACTGGTGCGATTAAACCTGGTAGCAAGAATAGACAAAGCAGCGTTAGCGCTCTATTGCCAATGTTGGCAGCGCTGGATTGACGCCGAGAATGCAGTAAGGGACTTAGGCTTGATAGTCACCGCCCCACAACTCCGCGCCTATTTGAAATTGAAAATTCAACCCACAATCCCAGAGGAATCCACTCAAATCATAGAAAGAAACGCCGCAATCGCCCAAGCGGTTTTATTCGAGAATGCGGGGATTGCTTCACAAATTTCCGAGCGCGATTTCCCGGCCAAAAATCCCTATCTTTCCATCGCCGAATCTTGCATGGACCGCATGCAAAAAATTTTGGTGGAATTTGGCATGACACCCGCGAGCCGCGCGAGGGTGCGCGCAACGCCAACAGAAACGACAGATGAAATCGAGGAAGCCTTACAAACCGGCAGCGACGACGAAACCGAATTCGCCCATCTCCAGTGATCGCACCACAGAATATGCGCAAAAGGTTATGGCAGGAGAAATCGTTACGGGCAGATTGGTTCGCCTCGCTTGCGCCCGCCACCTGGAAGACATGCGGATTGGGAGCGAGCGCGGAATCTATTTCGATGCTGCCGCAGCGGATAGGGTTTTCAAGTTCTTTGAAACCCTGCTCTTTCTTTCAGAGGGGCAATTCTCTGGAATGCCATTCAAGCTTGAGCTGTGGCAATGCTTCGTAATCGGCTCAATTTTCGGATGGATGCGGCATGACGGAACAAGGCGATTCAGGGTCGCCTACGTAGAGATTGGCAAGGGAAACGGTAAATCGCCCATGGCTGGCGGCATTGGACTTTACGGACTGGTGGCGGATCACGAACCCGCTGCTGAGATTTATGCAGCCGCAGTAACCAAAGAGCAAGCGCGGATCCTATTCCGGGATGCAGAGCATATGCGCGAAGCCAGCCCAAGGCTTTGCAGGATAATCAAGGCGAACGTGAACAATTTAAGCTGCCCGAAAACTGGAAGCTTTTTCCGAGCCATCTCAAGCGAAAGAAAAGGATTAGACGGAAAGCGCGTCCACATGGCGCTAATTGATGAAATTCACGAGCATCCCAGCGCCATCGTAGTCGAAAAGATGCGCGCCGGGACGAAAGCCAGGCTCAATCCTTTAATTTTCCTAATCACCAACAGCGGATACGACCGCCAATCGGTCTGCTGGAACCATCACGAGCAAAGCCGGCAAGTCGTGGAAGGCTCAATACAGAACGATGCATGGTTCGCTTACGTTTGCTCGCTGGATGATGGGGATGATTGGAAAACGGACAAGAAATGCTGGATTAAAGCGAATCCCAACCTGGGAATATCCGTCCCCGAAAACTATTTAATGGAGCAGGTAGAGGAAGCAATCCAGCTTCCGAGCAAGGAAAACATAGTCGCCCGCCTAAATTTCTGCGTATGGACAGAATCGGCAACCCGAGCGATTCCAAGCGAAACATGGAGCGCATGTTCAAGCAAATACTGCGAAGATGAGATGGCCGGCCGAACCTGCGTTGCCGGGCTGGACTTGGGCTCAGTCCAGGACACCAGCGCATTATCGCTAGTATTCCCCCCCGATGATAAAATATTGGAATGGCGGACCTTGAATTATTTCTTTTGCCCGGAAGCCAAAGTGCGAGAGCGCACATCAAAAGGAATGGCCAATTATCTAGTATGGCAAAAGCAAGGGCGCTTGATAGCCACGCCGGGCAACGTGACAGATTACCGCTATATCCGGCGGTTCATTTCCGGGGTTGATGCTAATGGCGAGAAAGTAGAAGGGGAATGCTTGGCGGACAAATTCCAAATTGAGGAAATAGCATACGACAGGTGGAATGCCACGCAATTGGTAATTGACCTTCAGGGCGATGGGCTAAACATGACCCAATTCGGACAGGGATTCGCCAGCTTTCAAAGTCCCGTAAGGGATTTCTTAAGAATGGTATTATCCGGCGAATTAAGGCACGATAACAACCCAGTCATGAATTGGCAAATCGGAAATTTGACATTCGCGCAAGACCCGGCGGGAAATCAAAAGCCGGACAAAGAAACAAGTGGCGATAAAATAGACGGAGTGGTGGCAATGATTATGGCATTAGGAAGAGCGCTAACAATTTCAAATTGCCATTTCATGCCCATCATTATGTGAGATTTTAAAATGAACTGGCCTGGACTAAGGCGTATTTTGCACAACATTTGGGAAGGGCGCACTTCCCTGGAAAATCCCCAAACACCGTTAAGTTATCCCGCCGAATGGCTGATGGACATATTCAGCGGCGGGCGCACTGATAGCGGCATAAGGGTTTCGCAATTAACCGCATTGCAAGTACCTTACGTATTGGCATGTGTAACGAGGATTGCAGGAGCTATCGCAGGCCAGCCAATGCGGGTATATGAGCGAATTGAAACCGAGGGACCGATAAGCCGCCATGCCAAACGAATCGCTATCGAGCATCCGCTATACGACGTGATTCGGTATCGGCCAAACGATGAAATGACGCATGCGAGCTTCATCAGAACATTTATGGCGCATGCGCTTTTATGGGGCAACGGTTACGCTGAAATTCAGCGTGATGCCGCCGGCAGGCCGGTAGCCTTATGGCCTCGCAACCCGACTCGAACGCGCCCACGGCGGCTCTTAGCGCCCTTGCCGGATGATCCGCAAAATAAATTCCCCTTAGTCTACATCACACACGAAGGATTAGAACAAACCGACCAGAATTATGCCTCCGAGCCGGGGGCAAGCGGTGTGGAACGCATTATCCGCAAAGAGAACATGCTTCACGTGCCCGGATTGGCATTAGATGGACGGCTTGGCCAGGACACAGTTTGGCTTTCCCGTCAAGCCATTGGATTATCCTTGGTAGCAGAAAAGTTTGCCGCTAAATATTTTGGAAACTATGCAAGGCCTTCTGGTATTCTTGAAGTTCCCAATGCCATGAAGAAAGAAGCGCGCGACGCATTGCGCAACATGTGGATGGAAGCGCACGGCGGAGAAAACATGGGTCGAGTAGCGCTTACAGAAACCGGAGTCAAGTTTTCTCCAATCAGTAGTCCGGCCAATGAAGCCCAAATGATTGAAGCCCGAAAACAGCAAATGGCGGAAATTGCAGCGATTTTCGGCATGCACCCAGTGATGCTAGGCGAAACCGGAGCAGCGCGCGCTAATGCCGAGCAGGTGGCACTAGAATGGGTGAATTACACGCTCAAGCCGTGGACTAGTGCCATTGAAGAGGAATTCAAGGTAAAACTTTTCCCTGACATTTCCATGGGACGCAATGCAGGCAGAAATTTCATGGCGCTAATTGACATGCGCGAGCTGGAATTGCCGAGCGCCGAGGCAAAAGCAAATTACTATAAGGCATCTCGCCAGTGGGGATGGTCGACGCCGAACGATATTCTTGAGGAAGAGGATGAAAATCCCATTCAGGGCAAGCTGGGAGAAACATATTTAGTACCAGTAAACATGGTAGCAGTAGATGGCGACGGCAAGCTTATTATGAAACCAGGGGGCAATACCAGCGCCAACGCGCCATCTTCACCAGCCAGCATACCCGGCCAGGGAGTGGACCAACCTCCGAAAGAGCAAAAGCTAAAAGAAGCGTTTTGGCCTGTATTCCGTGACGGTTTTGGACGGCTGGCAGCCCGCGAATCTCGCGATTATGAAGCTGTGAAACGCATTTTAGGGCCAGCCTGCGAAGCCATAAACAAAATTTGCGGTCGCCGAGCCGAAATCCTGGAAGATTACCTGTACAGCATTGCCAAAATGCCACGGGAAAAATTTGAGCGCTCACAAATTGAACGCACCGCACGAGAGCAATTTAATTGGTGGTGCGAGAATCACAGCGAAAATTCAAGCAAATTCTATCTTGCCAGACATGGCGAAACTGATAATGATGTATCCGGCAAAAGCGATGATTTCGTCCCAGAAGAGCCATTAAACGCCGAAGGAGAAAGCAAGGCGCAGACTTTGGCGGGATACGTAGCTGCGAATATTCCAGACCTGGCCGCCATATATTCCGGTAGCCCCAAGCGCCACCAACAGACGGCCCAGGCAATAGCGGGAAACAAGAGAATTACGATAGATCCTGGATTGGATTCTCAAGGCGACCAGGAATCCGATAGCGATTTCAAAGCACGCATTGTGACCGTAATTGAAAAATTGAGCAAATCAGGCACTGCGCTGGCGGTAACCTCCCATCGCGCCATCAATGCCTACGCGGAACATTTAGGTAGCAGCGCACAAGATATCGCATTCTGCTCTCTCTGGGAAGTATCAGATGACGGCGTGCGGCAAATTTTCAAGCCAGGTATTTAAGGAGACGAATATGGAAAGCAAACGCGAAACCAGAACATTGATGCACAGCGAAATGCGCCTAGCAGAAGACGGGAAGGCGCTGATCGGCCACGCCGCCGTTTTCGACCAATGGGCACAAATTGGAGACCCCGAATGGGGATTCCAAGAATGCGTGCGCGCCGGAGCGTTCAAGGAAGACATTGAGAGTGGCGCAGACATTCGCTGTCTATTTAATCACGAGGCAAACTGCCTCCTGGGGCGCACCACATCGAAAACCTTGCATCTTTCCGAAGATGCCAGCGGCCTAGCGTACAATTGCGTCCTACCGGACACCCAATTAGGCCGCGACATTCGCACTTCCATCGCACGCGGCGATCTTTCCGGCTGCTCATTCAGTTTCGAGGTTAAGCAAGAACGCTGGACAGAAGAAAAAGGCGAAGATGGAAAGATCACCGTAAAACGTGAACTCTTAGCGGTAAAATTATTCGATGTCGGCCCAGTAACCTTTCCGGCCTACGAGCAAACCGACTGCCATGTTCGTTCTATGATGGAACTATATCGCCAATCTTCCGCGATTTCCAACCGGGAAAAATTGGACGACATAGAGCGCCAGATCAAAGCATTGCGCCTAGCCGCAGAAATCGAGTTTAGCAAGACCCGGTAACGGGGGCCGTTTCCGGTTCGTGAAGCCAAGCGCGGGGGCCGCGCCTGGTGGACATAGACCAAAACAAACAAGGCCCGAATATCCAATGCGAATTCGGGATTAGGTAAAACAGCAATGACTAAACTACAAGAACTCCAAGAGCGGCGCATCGCCGTTTCGGAGCAACTCGTTGAACTTGGCAGGGCTGGCTTCAGGGGCGAAGATGAGCGCAAGCGATTCGATTCCCTGCAAATTGAAGCCAAAGGCCTTGGCGAGGACATCGCCCGCCTGGAATCCGCCAATCGGCTGGTGGAAGAGATGCGGGCAACGGTTCGGCCGCCAAACGGCCAGATCGTCGAACATTTAGGCAAGAAAAGCGCTACAGAGCGCCTAAACGAAATCAAGGCCGCCCGAAAACTCGAAAAAGATCAAAGGAA